CCCCCCCCGATTTCATACAGAAATAAGTGTTTGTAAACACGTCTAATAAGAACTTTCTAAAGGAGGATTCGTCCATATTGTCATTTAAAATTCTATCTGTTGGTCTTGTAGCATTCCTTGTCTTTGTGCTCTTGCCATTAGTAAACTTTGAAGCCCCTTCGTAATCTACATTGTATGGAGGATCTGTTACCACAAGATCTATCTTCTCTGTTCCTAACAAAGCTTCCATATCTGCTTTACTGGTAGTGTCACCACAAATAAGGCGATGCTCTCCTAACTGATAAATATCACCTTTACATGTCTTAGGGTTAGCTGGAGGATTGGGAAGATAATTGTCCTCATGGACTTTTTCGAGCATTTTATCTTCTCCGGGAAAACCGAAGTCGGATAAATCTATCTTCAAATCTAAGAGCTGTTTTAGTTCAAGATTCAGCTTATCCTCATCCCAGGTAGCAAGCTCGCTGGTCTTGTTATCGACAAGTCTCCAAGCGTCTATTTGTTCCTTGGTGAGATCATCAAGATAAATTACAGGGACTTCTTTAAGCCCTAATCTTAGTGCAGCTTTATATCTAGTATGACCCGTGGCAATGATTCCATTCTTATCTACCGTTATAGGAACATTGAATCCATATCTTTTGATTGATTCTACAATCTTAGGAACTGCCTTATCATTGTTTCTTGGATTGTTTTCGTATGGATGGATTTTTGAAATATCAACCATCTGAATCTTTCTAATCGTATTCTTGAGCTTCTCTTCCATCTAATTTGTCCTTTCTTATCTTCCCGTGTCTATCTTCCAAAGGAGAATCTCGCACAATACAACAAGACTCCCCCATGGAAGACAGCTACCTATATGGGCAAAGGTAGCTGTCCTCACTTTACTGAATGGAGGACTGACACAATGTCAATTAGTGTCCTTTTAGAGCTTTGGGCTCCTTAAGGACATGGCTGAAGATGATGGATTCGAACCACCGCCTCTCGGTTTCAGAGACCGATGCCTTACCACTTGGCTAATCCTCAATGTGGCGCAGGTATTTATTTAAAGTCGTATCACTGCGGTATAAACGATTTCCTACCTAGGTTCAGTACTCTCGTTTCCTTGGGCTATTTGCCATAAGTACCTTGAAGGAATACCTGTTGTTCTAGATCTCATCAGTTTCCTTCTATCCTTCCTATGGCTGTCCGACGACTGTATTTTTTCTACACTTCTTTACTTAGGAACGAATGGATACATCCATTGAATTCCTTCTGGAGCATTGCTTCCTTGTATCACCACCCATACAAATCCGCATAAATACAGGATTGCGCAAATGAATATGAGACTTACTATTGCTTTGACTATAAACCACCAGTTCACTTGATTCTTTCCTCCTCTTGATTTCTCGCTTGATTTCGTTTGATTGTTCTTATCTTCATCGTTCACTCGACTTCTCCTTCCTTATTTAGCTAGAAGCTATAAGCTTCTAAGAGGTCGGCTGTCCTTGGCTGACCTTTTATAAAAATCCTTCAAAAATCGCCTCGTGTGTAAAATTGAACTTCCCGCCCGCTGATTTACAGCCCTCAAAACTTGATTTCAAGGTGGGGGGATAGGTCATCGGATAGGCTTGTTCTTGTCCTTCACGACTACATTTCCGTCACTATCGAACTCAACATCAAGATGTTTGATCTCTTGTCCTTCTTTGTTCATCCGACTGTGGATTGTGTTATGACAATCAAGGCATAGAAGCATTAAATTTGACCAATCTAAGCTTATTTTTGGATTGTCAACATTCAGTTCATTAAGTGGTTTCTTATGATGTACTAACCACCCAGGACCTCCGCACATCTCACATGTGTTGTTCTTATAGTTCCTAAAGGCACTCTGACATCTCCTCCATTCTTTTGAATGGTAGAAAGCTTCTACCTTTGGACCATGCTTTGAAGGCATCTATTGTTCTCCTTTAAGTGCAGGAGAGATTGAAAGGACAAGCCCCTGCACGCACAACCATAATAGCATAATATTGTCAATAGCCCTATAATCGTTATACGCCACATCTTGAAAAACTGGCTTGAAATCAAGTTTTTAATCTTGATTATTCCCGTTTTCATCGGATAGTCATTTTGCAGATAATTTAGCCTTTATGTAGGATAGTAAGTTCTCCTGGACCTTTCCTTTGCCTTGAAGCCTTGATAGAACATCCTCGTCTACAGTTCCTTTGGCTATTAAATGATTGATGACAACTGCCTTCTTTTGTCCTTGTCTATAGAGTCTTTTATTAGCTTGCTGATAGTATTCAAGATTCCAAGTCAATGAAAACCATACGATTATATTTCCTCCTGCTTGAAGGTTGAGTCCATGTCCTGCACTTGCTGGATTGATTACTAAAAGTCTTATCTTACCTTCGTTCCAATCTTTCTGATCTTTTTCAGTGTTAAGTTCACGAGGCTCTAATTCTTTAAACGCCTCCATTATTCTCTCTTTCTCATTTTTGAAATTGTAGAACACCAGAATTGGCTTCCCTTCATTGTCTACAATGATTTCTTTTAACGCCTCTATCTTTGCTGAATGAATGACTTTGTAGTCGCCCTTCTCATCATAGATTGCTCCGCTTGCTAGTTGAATCAGCTTGTTCATGACTACCGCTGCATTGGCTGCTGTAATCTCTTCTCCATCAAGTTCTATCAACATGTCTTTCTCCATGGTCTTGTATAACCTAAGTTCAGATTCTCCAAGTTGAATAGGAATGTTATTTACTATCTTTTCTGGAAGAGTTAAGTAATCCTTGCTATTCATCGACACACAGATGTCTTTGATAGAATCGTTGATTTCCATTTCAGCTCCTGTTCTTAATTTGTATTGATGGAATCTTAAGTTTTGAAGATAGAAGTATCTATTTCTGTATTCAGTTAAGGTCAATCCAAGTCTTTGTCCTTTGTCTAGCAAGTAAATTTGTGACCATAGATCCATATATCCATTTGGAGTTGGTGTACCAGTTAGGATAACTACCCTTTTTGCAATGTTGGTGAAGGCTTTGCAAGCTTTCCACCTTGCTGTCGAACGATTCTTGAAGCTTGAGGATTCATCAATAACAATCATGTCGAATGGTGGTCTTTTCTTGTTGCTTATGTAGTAATCATAAAGCCACTTGATGTTCTCTCTATTGATTGTGACTATCTCGGCTTTGGAATTAATTGCTTTGATTCTTTCTTCGGATGTTCCAATCGCTTCCTGGATAGTTAGGTCTTTGAAGTCTTCCCACTTGCTAACTTCATCCTTCCAAGTCATCTTGGCGACTCTTAATGGTGCTATCACTAAGACTTTTCTTATCTCAAGATAATCGTTCATAAGGATGTCTATTGCCTTTAAGGTTATCGATGTTTTTCCTAAGCCCATATCAAGAAAGAGCCCACATCTTGAATGACTTACAAGGTAATCAACACAGAAGTTCTGATATGGATGGAATTTCTCATTCGTAGTCATCTTCATCAGTAATCTTTTTCTCATTCGTAGTCATCTTCATCAGTAATCTTTTTCGAATTCATAGTCTCCTCCTTCTCCTTTAGCTTCCATTAGGATGTTGATTAATCTCTCAAGGAATTCCTTTCCGTTGATTTCATCTCCTGTTTTAAGGTTTACCCAGTTAGGGAATTCACCTCTCTTCTTGGTCTTGTATAAAGCCATGCAGATGACCTCCAGTTCATGAGCGGTCAATTCAATTTTTATCTTGCTACTGTCCATTTTTTAAAGTCCCTTATGTTTGCCTTTCTAATGGTGTATTCCAGTCCATCATCACTACACTTCACAACTATTTGCTTAGAAGTCTCTTTGATTACTTCTCCTTCAAGGAATAATTCTTTCTTTTCCTTGTCTTTCCATCCCATATAAGTAAGTTCTACAAATGTCATTTTCATGCCCATAGCTCCGATATTATTTTGTATTCACCTTTCAAGTATTTTGTTCGTTCTCCTACGAAGTCAATGATGATGTAGTCTGGAGTCATTTCAACAACCTGTCCAAAACAGCTTCCGATTATTTCCTTGCCATGAAGGTCTTTTCTTTTGCAGGCTATGCAAATGTAATGCCTGAGACTTGGATCTTGACGTTCATCTATTTTTAAGAGCCTTAAGAACTTATCAAGCTCCTCTTCATTGTGGATGATGAATGACTTGCAACCATGTTTGGTCAATTTATCTTTCCAATAGTTTTGCTTTGCTGCTGTTCTTGATTGCGACGGTCTTTTCATTTCAACGAAGTAGATGTTTCCGTGAGTTCCGATTACCAGTCTATCTGGAACACCGGTGTTTCCTGGCGATTCAAATTTAAGGCATAATCCACCTAAGCTTTTTACGATGTCAGTCATCTTACTTTCAAATTCTTTTTCTAACATTTAGTTTTTTCTCCTTTCTTGAAACTTCCTTCAACTTCCCTCGACTTCCTTGGCTTCCGTTTCTAATCTTCAAGGCAACAAGTTACACGCGCACGTATACATATGTGTCTGTACAGGCATTTCTACGTATACGTATTACCTAATTTCATATGAAGTTATAGAAATCTTGTTAACTTGTTTACTTTTGGCTAAAAGTTCCCAATTTATCGAATGTTTTTAGGTTAACAAGCCCTGTTTATTCTTGTTTACCTTGTTAACCTTTAGAAATTAACAAGTTTTTCCTGTTTACCATGCTTGTTTACCCTACTTGTTTACCTTCTTATATCTTCTTTGCATACCGTAAGGCTTTATTTTTGAAAGCTTTTCTTCGTATTCCCATCCGTCAAGCTGTCTTAATATTTGACCAATCTTATAAGATTCCTTGCTAGGCATTTTTCCAAACTCCTGTCCTTTACACTCGCACCAAACCTCGTAAGGACACACACGGTCACGGAGGATCATGTCGTTGTCATCTTCTCCTGTATGTTCCTTCTTCAATTCGTCTTTAAACTCGTTAGTAGCTCTAAGATACTTCTGTCTTTCCTCGATACTCATGTCGAAGTAAAAACGTGGTAAAGGTGTATCAAGCCAGTCTTCTATGATTCCCATATCATCGTCACGATAAGAAACAGCTTCCTGTTGCTTAATTGCTTCTGACATGATTGATTCGGGTATAGCCATAATCTTTTCGCCGTTGAGGTAATAGTCATAAGCTTCCGCCCATATCTGATGTATCTCGTGGTTTGACATCTCCCAAGGATGCATTAAAGGCTCGCTGTTGCATTGAATTGGCATGAATCGTCTATTACCTGTGGCATCGTTCAAAAAGTCGTTGTCGTTGGTTGTACCGATGAAGATACAGGTTCTTCTTGAGGTGGTGATGTTTCTATCGTAAGCCTTCCTATAGGTGTCTTCCGTTTTAGTTATATAAGCCTTAATAGTTTCTCGATCATCTTTCTTAAGACAGGTTAGCTCCGCCATTTCAACGAGCCATCTTCCTCTTATTGCATCAAAGGAATCTTTTTGTAATTTAAGGTCAGGCATATTGCCTTGAAACCATTTGTCTCCTAACTTTTGGATAATGAGTGACTTACCTATACCTTGCTTACCGACAAGGATTGGCATGTAGTCGAACTTCGTTCCAGGCTCAAATACCCTTGCCACAGCAGCAACAAGTGTCTTCCTTGTTATCGTTCTTACGTATTCCGTATCTTCGGCACCAAGGTAGTCAATGAAGAGAGTATCGACTCTCTCGACTCCATCCCACTTCTCTTTGGTTATGAAGTCTTTAACTGGGTTGAACTTATTGTCTGCTGCAATGCTGTTTAGTCCGTCAATGATCTTCTGCCTTGCCTCTAACTTGTAAGTATTCTCTAAATAGATTCTTAATTGTGAATCGTCTGTATCGTTCCAACCATCATCTATGGTATCTCTAGTCCATGGAGCCTTTCTAAGAAGCGTGTTCTTGCCGTCAAAGAGGTTCTTACCGACTAAACCTTTAAGCTTAGGATCGTTTGATAGGATGAGAAGAATGTTCTCGCTGGAGGGTTCAGTCACTTGCTGTTTGCCCTTCTTAACGAAGGTTAGCTTGTCTGTCCAATTAGTGTCCAAGCTTGTCGCATCTTGTCCAATCTTAGAATTGGACACCTTTTTGTTGATTAGTCCGACTTCAGTCCGATTAGTCCGAGATTGGTCCAATTGACTTTCATCTGAAACATTGTCAGTACATCCCAAAACGTTTCCGTTTGAAGCAACTTCTTCCTGTCCAATACCCAGTTCTTCCATGGCTCTATGGTGTAGCTCTTCTTTCACTGGTTCCAAATCTTCGCACCAACTGACCATAGCCTTGTAGCTTGGATACTTGTTGATAGGAGTATCTGGTTTAATCTTGTCGTCTAATTGAGAGAACTTATGTATTCTTACTAGATCAAAGGCATTGATTGACGTTCCAACGTTAGCTGGATCAGTGGCGTCTTCACACTTAACTGTCAGTGAATCGTTATATATTCTTAGTCCGTTTGAAGAGCTTCCTGGAATATAGGTGTATCTACCATTAACTCCAGGTTTATAAATATCTGATAGGAATTCGTCTATTGCTTCTTTCGGGCTGTAGACCGTGCAAAAGGCTCCAACGACGCCATCTTTCTTCCTTGGGTCTGTTAGTACTCCAGTTCCTTTTTTTGTTGAAACAGGGTCGTCCTTGGCTCGTTTCCAAGTGGTCACGTCTTTATAATCCGGAAATCTTTTTAAGTATTCATCCGGATTTACAAAATCCCCTTTAATCTCCTCAAAGTAAGGCTTGATGTCTTTTGGAGAAGAAGGGAAATACATCATTCGATTGACTTGGAATGTTGTCGGGTCGAAAGTATCTATTCCGCAAAGCTCATCAGCTATCTCTCTTGCTAAGAACTCATATTCAGTTGGATTAACATCTCTTGTGAGTGGAATAATCACTCGGCATCTAGGTGTCTCTTCAGTGTATTTATGAGTTCCGTATAAGACGGTTTCAAAGGTCGTGAAAGAACGGATATCTTCTAGGATTTGTTGACTGGCTTTGTCATCGATGTCTAAGGTTATAAAAGACTTTCTTATTACATCATTGATTTTCCTACTGCCGTTTCTAAGATAGCCACTCACGAATCCGCCGACATCCTTTATTTCTCCTTGCCTGTCTTTGGTCATTTTCATGTATTCGGCGTGAGTCTCGAGTGTCACTTTGTTTGCTTGTAACATTCTTACGAATTCAGACCAAAGCATTTTCCTATTGGTGTATCTTAAGTCAGTCCTTTTGTTGCAGAAGGCGACTTCTATCTCTCTATTCATGATCAACTGCCTTTCTAGTAGGCAAATCTTTTGAAGCATTGCTGACTCTTCTTAGTTGAAGTGTAAGACCGTCGAGTGAAGCATACGCTTCAATAGTTGTTGGTCCTTTTTCTATTCCAAGGAATTCCGCTACTTCTTTTGTAAGCCATAGTCTTCCTTTATCATCGATTCTTAATAGCATTGCAATCTTCCTCCGTTTCTATCTTCTCTACTTGGTCTTCAATGCAGGAGCTTTGTGTCTTTCCTGTTAGATAGGAAGTTAGTGTCTTCCTATCCACATAAAGTGTTTTCGCTGCACTGGTCGCATTATTGAATTTCTCCACTTTCCCATTCTTAAAATGGAGAATTATTTTCTTTCCGTGTCTGAACTTTTTTGCTTCTTCTTCGGTATAAAGAACAAGATTGTTAATGGAGCAATCAAGCGGATTTCCGTTCTTGTGCTGCACTTGAGTCGAGTAGTTAACTCTGTATCTTGTGAACGTTTCAATAACAGCAATCTTGATGATTATCTCCTTATGGAATCTTTCGTTCCTTATATCAAAGCACGCTATCGGCTCTGAACCACTCTTCAGCCTTAATTGCTTCGGAACAGCTGTCTTAATAGCCTCAGCTCTTGCCTTCTCGTCAAGACCGATTGGTTTTCCGAATACTTGTCCTCGATCGCTGAGATAGTAATCTGTGCTGTTATTAGAACCGATTAGCGTGTAAAGAGTTCTTGACTTAAGGCAGAACTCTATCATCGTTTATTCCTTCTCTACTTTAGATAAGTCAGCGATGGCTTGATTGATTTGATCGTAAGTATCCTTGACATCGAGTAAGGATGTAGCAAGTGTTTTTAAGTCACTTGCGTTTCCTTTGATAAGGAGCTTAGCCTTTAAGTGGCTGAACTCCTTTTCTCTCTTTGGAAGAGCCTCGTTTGTTAAGATATCAATTGTCTTCTTATAATTTTTAGTCATTTTAATTTGTCCTTTCTTTAGTCTTTTAAGTAGAAGTTACAGCAGTATCCTGCTGCTCTTAATGGAATCTTCGTATCGTATCTTCCAGCACTATCCGCCATTACTTTTTCTATGTGTTCCAAGATTGCTTTGTCATCCGGGTAAGTCTTGTAGTCGCAATTGACTATTACTTCATCATGGACATGGAATCTTGGATATAAGTTTTCTTTGGCAAGTCCTAGCATGGCATCTCTTAAGCAGTCTCTTGCTATGGCTTGAACAATGTTTTCAAATAGCTTTACGCCATAAGTGTCTACCTTCATCCATTTGGCTTGAGTTCCTTCTCCGTAGTAGATTATTTTTGATTTGAACTTATCGGATGGATCACCTTCGATTGCAATGTCTTGATAAGCAAGAGAGCGACCACTTGGCAGTTTTATGAAGAGGATTTTTCCTCTCATCTGAACTTCTAATCCATGAGGTAAAGGATGTTTGCTTCCTGGATAGTTGATTGCTTCTCTAACCGCATTGTCTAGGAGTGACCAGAATCTCACAATTCCTTGATTAGCGTCTCGCCATATCGTGACAAGTCTTTTGATTTGCTCATCACTCCAACCATACTTATCGGCTCCGAATCTCTTGTAAGCTTCAACACCGCCTTGGTATTGCCCAGCTAGTTCAGCAACCTTGCCTTTGGCTCTTTCTGGTGAATCATGGCTTATCTTTTCGATTGGGATATTGAACATCTTTGAAGCTGTTGCTTCGTAGATTCCCTTACCTTCTTCGAATGCTTTAAGCTTCCATTTCTCATCGGCAAGCCAAGCTGCGACTCTTGATTCGATAGCGTTGTAATCGGCAACTACGAATCTTGAGTCTTTCCTTGGAATCATTGCTGTTCTTATAAGCTCAGACATAATCTGCATGGTGTTTGGATATAGAATTTCGATGGATTCAAAGTCGTTATCAATTACTAGTTGTCTAACTTCTTTTAAGAATTTGATGGTGTTTCTACGAAGGTTTTGAGTTTGTATTAATCTTCCTGCCCATCTCCAAGTCCTGGAGGCTCCACAGTATTGAAGAGTTCCATGACATTTCCAAAGGTCTTCCTGTGGATCATAGATTGATGAATTAAGCATCGTTGAATACTTATTGACGGATGTTTTCTTTGTTGATTGCATGATGGTAAGCACTTCTGCCACTTCTTCGTCATCAGTATTCTGGAGTAGATTAGCTACTGTCTCTTTCCCAATGGTCTTAGTGTGAATGCCTTTAGAATTGAGCCAGCCAATCATTTGCTGAGTTGAGTTAGGATTTTCAAGTTTGGTTATTTCTTTTAGTCTTTCATCGAAGTGAACGCTTTGCTTGTCTAAGTAGTTTTGGATGTTAGTGCATAGCTTAACGTCCACGCCGACTCCAAGGTCGTTGATTTTGGCATCTAGGCAGTACATCTCGTACTCATCTTCAGTTAGGTCAAGAAGTGCTGTTTCTCGCTTGAATATCTCCCTTTCGGCTACTACATCATTGATGTTATAACTAATGTATAACTTCCATTTGTCTTCATCATTAACCGGAAGATTTCTCTTCCTGTAGTTGTTAGTTCTTTTAGGTTCTTGCGGAACTGCAAAGTAACTGATTAGCTTTGTTCCTATCACTGCTTTCTTCTTGTCTTCTTCTGGTAGACCCAATGCATTTCCTACATCTTTTAAGGACTTAGGAAGTCCGAGCATAGAAGCCATGACCATCGTGCAGAACCATCCATGTGCGTCTAAGTACTTGCCCTTACCTAGGATTAATCTTGAGAAGCATACTCTTTCAAATGTGGCGTTATGAGCCACCTTCAGGATAGTGGGATCTCTGATGTCATGAATGAATTCATCGGGAATCTTCTGTCCTGAGGCGACATCGATAACTTTTACTGGATCATCATCGTATGCATAGCCGACGAGCATTATTTCAAAGTCGTCGGCATCTGCATACTTATAGGCTCCGTATTTGATATCGTTTGAAGAATAAGTTTCTAAGTCTATATGGAGTATTCTGCGATACTTCTCTTTAAAGGAGATCATCGTCAGAAGCGTCTACTGCACTGTCATCGGGCAAGGATGCTTCTTCTTGAGCTTCTTTAATGTCATCGGCGAACTCGGACTGAGCGTCAATCTTTCCACCAAGTTTTTCGCCTCTTTCAAAGGTAAGAACATTGCCGACATTACATCCCGTTCCCATGTTTCCACCTTTTTCATATCCGAAAAAACTTACGGAGATGGTTACATAGCAACCGCTATAGATTCTGTCGCTTGCATTAGGAGTATCTATAGTAATGTATTTGTTGGTTAAGTCAATGATATCGGGTTGTCCGTCATCTTGAGCTTTCCAAGCTGATAAGAAGTAAGCATTCTTGTAAACTTCGTCTTCTGGTCTCTCGATATCTCCATCCTTAAGAGCTGAATGCCATTTGCCTGTTGCTTTTGCTTTCTTGAGGTCTTTCCCTGCTAAAGGCTTACCAGTTTGCTGCGCTTTTCTAATTGCTTCACTGATTGCAAATTTGACTGCTTCGATGTTCTTAATATCAGCCTTAGGAATAATAATGTCTGTTCTATATCTAGGTTCTTCGTTTCCAAAGGCTGTAGGTTCTAATAGGTTGCAGTAAGAAAGTCTCACTTTCTTGATTACTGCTCTTGTTTTGAATTCTTCTTTATTTTCCATGTTTTTCTTAAATTAAATCGTCATTGTCATCAGCTTTATTTGCTGATTTGAGTTCATCTTTGAATTCTTCGGCTGCTGACACAGCATTGAATTCGGGTCTCTTATCGGAGTCGGGAACTAAGGTGAGTTTTCCTTGAGGTTTTTCGATTAGATCCTCATACTCTGGATAAGTTCTTTTAACTATCTTCCTAAAGTCACTTACGGAAATAAGTTCGGCTGGCTTATAGAAGATGGCTTTGTCATAGCCGTTTGCCTCAAGTCTCTTAATAAGGGCGTTCTCGTCCTTGTAGTGAGCGATTGAACGACCTTCAACGAGCTTGTAGCCTTGGAACTTAGTTCCTTGTTTTGCCTTTTCTAAGGCGTAATCTTCGACTTTCTTGATCCAGGCTTTTACGTCAGCTAGCTCTGGAAGAAGCTTCTCGATTTCCTTATCGCTAAGGAGTTCGGGATTTTTCAATTCTTGTTGCATTGTTTATTTCCTCCTATTTCAAGAATTTTTTGTATCGTCTCTAATGGCTTCTTAGCTCTTTCTTTGCAGATTGCGTTGACCTTGCAGAACTGGCACCAAGGTCCAGCTTTAAGTGGTCCTTTGCAGGAGTAGGCAAGAGTAGAAGCCTTCTTAGCAAACTCTCCAAATTGCATCAGCTCTTCTATTGGAATCTCTTCAGTCGATATGTGATCTAATCTAGGTTGGAAGATGTTCATCTCAATGGTTTTAAAGTCCCATAAGTCGAATCTGTTTAAGGCTCCTAAGGCATACAGTCTTAACTGGGTATTTCCTTTAGCCTCAACTTTGACTCCTTTTCCGTATTTGAAGTCGATTACAACCAGTTTGTCTTTCTTGACCATTAAGCAGTCGCATGTTCCAAATCCTTCTTTTACCCAGGGAGAGAAGTCGACTCTCTGTTCTACTTCGACCAGTGGGAAGTCTTCCCAGTCGTCGATGTATTTATCCCATATAAATTCGAGATAGCTTTTTGCGCATATTTCCATCTCTTTGTTATCTGGAATAACTTCCTTAAGATTTACTTCCTTGTTAACATCCTTTCTTACGAGATACTCACAATAGGCGTGCGCCCTCGTTCCTTCTTCAGCAAAGGATGTTTCTACATCCGGAAGGTCTTTAGTTAGACCATAGCTTCCTGGGCAGTTGATCCACATTGAAGAGCCCGATGCACTGAGTTTGGCATGTGCTCTAGGTGGCATATCTACTCCTTGGTAAGAGCTTTGACTTTATCGATGAATAGCTGTCTCTTCTCTTCGGGAATAGCTGTTATCTTTTCAGCGCCTAATTCGTTAAGGATTGCTTTGATTTGTGCTTTGGTGACTCCTGCGTGTGTTGCATCAATGTAAGCTAATCGGCAATCATCTGTCGAAGGTCCAGCAGCTTTAATCTCCTTAACGAACTTCTCAGCGTTGGTTTCCTTTTTAGGCTCTTCTTTGATAGGAGCATTAGTTACTTCAACTGCTTCTCTTGTTTCGACCTTAGGTTGCATAATGGTTGTTCTAGAAACATTTTCGGCATAGAAGTTTTTGGCTAATTCCTTCACTTGCTTTACAAGCTCTGGAATCGTTTCGGCTTGGATTTCTAATTTGATCATTTGTTTTCTCCTTTGTTATGTCTTTGATAAGCACTAGCCAGTAGTTGCCAGTGTCTGGGTTTACTTGTCTCTCGAACTTTCTTCCCTTTTGGTCCTCGTAGAAGTTTTCATCAAGCTTTTTCAAGGACTTTAGATATGGGTCTATGATTATGTCGATGAATGGATTATTGACATAATTAGTCATTTTTAATTTGCCCGTTTTGGTGACATCTTTCCGTAAAAAATTTTTGGATTGGTATATCCGATAACTCTTGAGCCCTTAAAATATGCTTGAGGGTAAAATTCTTACTCTTGTCTGATTTTTTAGAGCGATATGATCTAACTTTCAACCCTAATTTTTCAGCAAAAGCCACCATAGTCAATCCAGTTATTTTTTGTGCTTCATCAAAGGTTTTCTTATTTACTTGTAACATTCTAATTTCTTCCTTTCTCCTTTCAATCTTTCGAGGAGTTTTCATCGTCTTAGGTATATTTGCTTTCTTCCACAGCTTATTCATTTTTATCCTTCTCTCCTATGATTTCTTTTATGTGAGGGAAGATTATCTTTGTGAGGAGCTTCGTAGCTAATACAAGAGTAAAGTAGACATCATTTCCTATTCTTCGCTCAAATCCTTGCATGAACTTCTCGATGAGATACTGGTCGTTTTTCTCGTTGAAGATTTCACATAGCTTTCTAATGTTTTTCCTATCACTCCACTGATAAGAGGTATTAATCTCATGGGTGATTGTCACTCTTCCTTCCGTAGCATCGACATAGAAGGTAAAACAGAAGTTGTTATTCGTAACAATGAATCTTGATAAGAAGAATAATTGTTCTTTATCATAGATTGAGGCTCTATGAATAGCGAATCCATCTACTAAGCTATTAAGGAGTTTCTCCTTGCTGGCTGTTAATCTCTTTGGCATGGTAATCTAAGAGCCTTTCTATTCTCTTTTAATTCTTTCTTTACATCATCTAGCATTCGGTCATAATCAACGTGGAGACTATCATCCAATAGCCATCTAGGAATTATCATGAAGTCCATTCGACGCTCTTTTTTTAGTCCGTGCATACGCTCAAGAATCTCCCCTAAGTATTCAGTGAAACATCTTTCCTCGTAATCCATTGTCATGAGATCGAATACATGCTCGGCACCCATGAAGAATTGCCAATCATCTTCTCTGCAAGCAATCATATAGCTAGGGTAGTAGACAAACGGCGGCACTATGTCGACGTCTAGTGCTACTTCATCGCCATCAAAACATGCTTCAATGTTTTGCCTTGTAAACTTCTTAATCTCTGGGATTGATAGAACGGGCCTAAGGATATCTTCATCGCTTTCATAATAGAGTGGTAAAGAATTAACTAGAGCATGGTGCTCTCTCATAAGCCATCTAATGGGTAAGACTAGTTTAAAGTTGCAAGCTTTGCATACTACTCCGTGAACTAACGGCTCTCCATTGCTTGGGTAATCTTTAAGTGGCTCTTTACAGATATGACAATAATCATCTTTTCTTAGGTTATTTATTAGCTTTCTTCTCCTTTATTTCAGCTACTTGCTTCTTGTAAAGGAAGTAGCATTGAAGAGATTCGTATCTACATGGCTTCATTTTTAGGGCCTTACAGAACTCGAAGTACTCATTGAAGCTAATCATCTTTTTTGCCCTCCTTTTCTTTGTCGTTTATGAGCTCCTCAAAGTCACAGCTAATATCGGAGAGGCTAGAAGCGGCATCAGCCACTTCTGCACTTAAGTCGGCACACCAGTCGTCGTAGTCATCATCTTTGGCATCTCTTCCCTCGTTATCGAGGTCATCTTCCATTTCTTCAAGCTGCATTTGGTAGTCAAAGAGTTTCTCTTGAATATGCTTGAGTCGGTTGAGGTAGACTTGCTTTTGTTGTCTTACGTAGTCTTTCATATGTATTGTGTCCTTCCTTGTCACCTTTTTGGTGTAATCAAATACTACCATGTCGCCATTTTGGTGTCAAGAAAAAGAATTAAAAATGTTTCCATTTTGGTGTATACTAAATATATAGGAGAATCACGATGAATAATTTGCGTAAATACAGAAAACTAAACAAGCTTACTCAAGTTCAACTTGCTAAGTTAGCCGGAATGAAGTGGCACACTTTTATTAGTCAGTGCGAAAATGGGGAAAAGAGACTTCCTTTTGACTTGGGGAAAAAACTCGCTAAGATTCTTGACGTAGATGTTTATGACCTTATGGGGGATGATGTTTATAAGAAAGGAGTTGAAAAGGATATTGTTAAAGTTAATGACAGAGATATTCGGTTATCTCCATGCTCCCTTGAAATAGCTTTTGATGATTTTATCTCTGGGTATGCCTATTTATTGGAACCCGATGATAAAAGAGATGATCCTAAGGATATTGCCATTTTTCATCTTCTAAATGTCCTTAATGAAGATTTTCATGGTATGACTTCTAAGGATATTAAAAGTGTTCAAAAAGCTGTGGTTGAATTTATTAAAAGTCAACATTTAAATAAATCGGCATTATTTGATTTTAAGGACGAATTAGGTCTTAATAGTGGTGATAAAAATAAAGGAGGAAACAAAAAATGAAAAAAATAATTTTATCCACTCTTGCTTTGATTAGTTGTTTATCTTTAGGCTCCTGCTCTAATGAAAAGCCATCCAGCTCAATGGAGTTAGGAGAGAAAGATTCACTTTTAATCACACAAAATTCTCAAAAAATAGATTTTAATTATGGATCATCTATTCCTTGTATTGGAACTTATAGTTCTTTTGATGCACGTGGAAATTTACTTTTATATCCATTTGCCTATTGCAAGATAAAAGTTGATATTTTTAATAGCTATTTAAAGGTTTACGTTAACTTTGATTTCAAGAAGCTAAATTCAGATATTGAAAAACATTCATCCGATTATACACAAAGAGTTGATAGCATTTACTCTAGTGAGGATTTAAATATGGAAAATCCTATTGGTCAAGGTTTTGCTACGAATGATGACGAAAACAATCTCCTATTTGTCTATGATCAATACAAAAGCTACACCTACACATACGGCTTTGACTCCGAAATACAATTCAATATTATTCAGGAGGTCTCCAAATGATTCCTGCTGTTGGTTACTGCCGTTTCTCATCTGAGAACCAAGCGGATGGATTTTCTATAGAAGCTCAGAAGAATGCTATCAATGAGTTTGCTTCAAGAATGGGCTATGAGATTCTCCGTTTTTATGTTGATGAAGCTAAATCCGGAACCACTACTGAAGGTCGTACTGCTTTCCTTGATATGCTTTCCGATTCTAAAAATCATGAATTCCAAGTTGTCATCGTTCATAAACTTGACCGCTTTGCACGTTCTCGTATTGATTCTGCCGTTTCTAAGAAAGTTCTTAAGGACAATGGAGTTAGACTTATTTCAGTCTTGGAGCAGTTGGATGATTCTCCAGAATCTATCATTCTTGAATCTGTTCTCGAAGGTATGAATGAATACTATTCTAAAAACCTTTCACGAGAGACCAAGAAGGGTATGAAGGTCGCTGGTGCTAAGGGTCGCATCCTCGGTACTATTCCTTACGGTTATATTGCTAACAAGGAAAACAAATTCCAAATTGTTGAGAAGGAAGCTAAGAATGTCCAATTGATCTATGATTGCTTTAATAAGGGCATGACCTTTAAGGCTCTTCGTGAAACTCTTAAAAAGCAAAATATTCAGACTCGTGCTGGTAAGTGGTTCAATGATAGTTATCTCAGGCAAATGCTTATGAATCCTGTCTACATGGGGGATTATCATTTCGGTGAGGCTATATATTCCGAGGTTGTTCCTCCTATCGTTTCTCGTGACTTATATGATTCCGTTCAAGTGATTATGCAGAAACATAAGAGAGTAGTTCCTAAGGACAAGGGGACTTCTTATTTATTGACTGGTCTCATCTTCCATTCCTGCGGTGAAGCTATGGTCGGTTTTAAATCAATAAAAAAAGGCAAAGCTTATTATTACTATCGTTGTCGTAAGAAAGAGCCTAAGGGCTATGTCTATAAGCAAGCTATCGAAGATGCCGTTCTTGCTGCCGTGCAAGATTTCTTCACTGATGAGAAGGTTATCTCTACGTATGTGAAGGAATGCAATAAGGCTTTGAAAGATATTAAGAAGTCTAGTGATGTCGGTGCTCTCCGTAAGCGTGCCAATGAGCTTAAGACTCAGTCCTCAAAGCTTCTTGATTTGTATCTTAATGGAACTATCAACCAAGAGCTCTACATGGAGAAGAAAGAGCGTATAGACATTGAGTCTAGGCTTGTTGAATCACAAATCTCCACTTGTGTTCAAGCTTTCGATTTGAGCCCAGACATTATTCGCTGTGCCTTTGCTGATTATGCGGACAAAATAAAAAACAGCCTAGATAACCCTAAGGATACCCAAGCTGTTCTCTCTACACTGATTAAGAGTATTAAGCTTTATGAAGATAGATTCGAAATCACATTCAAATTTGGCGATAGGCAAGTAGCGTATAATTTCAGCAACGCCCCCCCC